CTCTATTATAGGGCAAACTAACTCAACAGTAGCTAAAAAAACACAAATCTTAGATAATGTTTACAATAGAAATGTTTATTACGGGCTTGATTATACAGATATTGATAATCATAATTACCTTAAACCTTTAGTAAGTACATTAGGTGAGGTTGGTGCAAATGTAGCATTTAATTTAAGTAATGAAAAACAACACCCTTCAGCTTCATTAAATGGAACAGGAAATAATGAAACATTAATCACACCAGGAGGAGCTACAATTAACTTATCAACTAAGAAATTTGTTATACCTTTCCAAGGCGGTCAAGATGGTTTTAATCCTGCAAGATTTATAGGACTAGGTGACGATATCTCTGGAACTAATTTATTTGGATTTGATTGTTCAACAGCCGAAAAGGGTGGTTCTAAATCATATAAGCGAGCTATTAATGCAGTATCTAATCCAGATGAATACGATATCAACTTAATGGTGACACCAGGTGCAAATCATAGAGAGCATTCTGTAATAACAACTCACGCTAAAAATACTTGTGAGGATAGAGGTGATGCATTTTATGTAATGGATGCAGCTGCATATGGTGATAGTATAACAACAGTAACTAATACAATTAAAGCTTTCGACTCAAATTACGCAGCAACGTATTATCCATGGGTTAAGATTTTAGATACAGATAAAAATAAGCCAGTTTGGGTACCACCATCAGTAGTTGTTCCAGGAGCAATTGCATATAATGATCAAGTAGCATTTGAATGGTTTGCACCAGCTGGTTTAAATCGTGGATCCTTAACTGAAGTTATTGAAACTGCAGATAGAGTGACTCATGAAGAGCGAGATGATTTATATGAAGGTAGAGTAAACCCGATAGCTACATTCCCTGGACAAGGTGTATGTATCTGGGGTCAGAAAACACTTCAAGCTAAACCATCAGCATTGGATAGAGTTAACGTAAGAAGGCTACTAATTGCAGTTAAGAAATTTATTGCATCAGCTACTAGATATCTAGTATTTGAAAACAATACAAGCGCAACTAGAAATAGATTCTTAAACATAGTTAACCCATATTTAGAATCAGTACAACAAAGACAGGGAGTATATGCATTTAAAGTAATAATGGACGCAACGAATAACACACCAGATGTAATTGATAGAAATCAAATGGTAGGTGAGCTATTCTTGCAACCAGCTAAAGCAGCAGAATTCATTATACTTGACTTTAACATCTTACCAACAGGTGCAGCATTTCCTGAATAGAAATAAAATATAAACTCTAGGAGTAATAAAAATGGCAGAAAAAATAGTTAGCCCAGGTGTATTCACAAGAGAAAGAGACTTATCTTTCTTACCAGCAGGTATTAGTGCAATTGGTGCAGCAATAGTTGGACCAACAGTTAAAGGTCCAGCATTTGAACCAGTAATCATTGAATCATTCAAAGAATTTGAACTTGTATTTGGACCTAAAACTTTAGATAGTTATGTACCATATACAGTGGAAGCTTATTTGAAGAGTGCAGGTAGAGTTACTGTGGTACGGACACTTGGTTTATCAGGATATCAACCTAATTTGATTGGTATTTCTGCTATAGAATCTACAGCAGGTGCATTAGCAAGTGCTGGAGGTACAGCCGATACATTTGCAGTACTTCACCCAACACAGGTAGATAATGATGCGAAATTTGGTGTTAAATTTGGTGATGGTACACCAGAAACTACAATGCTATATCTTTCAGGATCTGGAGCAAATAGTAGTGGTTCATATTGTGAAGCATTCTTTACACTTTCAACACCAGACCCAGCAGCCGGTGATGTTGAGCAAGTATACGGCTTCTTCTTTTCAAGTTCACAAGGTGCTGACACAGAGAGTGGTATTCCAGAAGGATTTGGTCACAGTACAGTTGTAAGAACTACTGCATCACCAGGATCAGCAAATGAAGGACCAGCAGGTCTTAGAACTTTAACTACAGTATTTAATACACACATCTTAGTACCTTCAGCATCTTACATAGTAGCTGCTACTGATGAAGCTGTACTAGCTACATCAGCTATTTCTAGTTCTATGGCAACCAATATTGCTGCCGCTATTAATTTAATAACATCAAGTAAGGTATCTGGTCAATTATTATTTCATGCATCAGTAGTAAGTTCTTCATTCGTAGGAGGTTCAGCTACTGAAACTTACCAAACAGCTGGAGCAAATGCAGTTAGAATTATAAATAGAATTACAGGAGATGCATCTGTAGGGCTTACAGTATCAGCATCAAATAATGCAGCTACTATGGTTGCAACAATGTCAATGGTACAAGCTTTTGCTGGTGACTCAACTAAAAACGGTGCTGATGATGGTGAATCATTTACATTATATCTAGCAGATGATGCTGCAGGAGATGGAGTAACAACATACAATCCAACAGGAGACGGGTTCACAGGTGATACTGATACAGGTAATATATTAACATCTAATACTACTTACTCAGGATCAATAGATTCAACATCTGAACAGTGGCTAGGTAGAACATTTGGTATAACACCTAAATCAAGAAACAAACCAGTATATAATTACTTATTATTTAAAAATTATGCATCAAGATCTTATAGTGCAGATTCTAGTTTATCAGTAGCTGCAACTACAATAGATAATAACTATAAAACTATATATTCTCAGAAAGATGCTTATGAAGCAAGAACACCATGGATTGTATCACAAAATCTAGGATCTTATAAAACTCAAAAAACGACTAGACTGTTTAAATTCCATACAAGATCACATGGTCCGTCAACTAGCTACCAATACAAAGTTGCTATTTCTAATATAAAAGATGCAAGTGCAGTAGCAGGATCTGATTACGGTACATTTACTGTACAGATTCGTAGAGTAGATGTAGATGGTACAATACATGCTCAAAATACTCCATATTCAAGATCTGGAGATAAAGATTTAAGACCACATATAGTTGAGCAGTGGAGTAATGTAACTTTAGATCCAAACTCACCTAACTTTATTGCTAGAGTAATTGGTGATAGATATCAAAAAATTAATGAATTCGGTAAAGTAACTGTATTTGGTGATTATCCTAATCTATCAAGACATGTTTGGGTAGAAGTTCCAGAAGAGGTAAAAGATCAAGGTACATCACCTGATCTAGTACCATTTGGATTTGAAGCATTACATCAAGCAGTTAATACGTCAGTAGGAACATTACCAACAGCATCTTTTGTTGGTCATACAAACTCTACTACAGAAGCTGGTGATAATAATCACTCTATTAAGAAAACACAAATTGCAGATAACGTATACAACAGGAAGATCTATTACGGATTCGATTATACAGATACAGATAATGCTAACTACTTAATGCCATTACCATTTACAAATAGTTCAGTTGGTAATAATAAACACTTTAACTTATCTGATTGTGTGCAACATCCATCTGCTTCTTTAGCAGGTAAAGCAACAATATCAATTACTCCAGATGGTACAACAATTAACTTATCAACTAAGAAATTTATTGTACCATTCCAAGGTGGATTTGACGGATTTAATCCATCAAGATATATTGCAAGAGGTACAGATATAGTAGCAACTAATATGCAGGGATTTGATCTATCAACAGCAGAGAAAGATGGATCTAAAGCATATAAACGAGCTCTAAACGCAGTATCTAATCCAGATGAGTATGACATTAACTTACTTGTAACACCTGGTGCAAATCACAGATTACACGCAGTCGTTACAACTCATGCTCAAAATCTATGTGAAGACAGAGGTGATGCACTATACCTTATGGATGCAGTAGGAAAAGATACAACTACTATTTCAACTGTAGTTAACACAGTTAAGCCTATTGACTCTAACTACTCAGCTACGTACTGGCCATGGGTTAAAATACTTGATACAGATAAAAATAGACCAATATGGGTACCGCCTTCAACTGTGATGGCAGGTGTTATATCTAAGAATGATCAAGTAGCTTTTGAATGGTTTGCTCCAGCAGGACTTAACAGAGGGTTGTTAACAGAAGCATTAGATGTACCTACCAGGTTAACACATGCAGAACGAGATGATTTATATGAAGGTAGAGTAAATCCAATTGCAACTTTCAAAGAAGGAATTTGTATATGGGGACAAAAAACTCTACAAGCTAAACCATCAGCATTAGATAGAATTAACGTTAGAAGATTGTTAATAGCAGCTAAGAAATTTATCGCTTCAGCATCTAAGTACTTAGTATTTGAGAATAACACTAATGCAACTAGACAGCGTTTCTTAAACATAGCTAATCCATACTTCGAAAGTGTACAACAAAGACAAGGTCTTTACGCTTACAAAGTAATAATGGATGGGTCAAATAATACTCCAGATGTGATTGATAGAAATCAAATGATCGGTGAGATATTCTTACAACCAGCTAAGGCAGCAGAATTTATTATACTAGACTTTAACATATTACCAACAGGAGCAGTATTCCCTGAATAAAACCAGAAAAAAAGGATACTTTTTATATAACTGCATATTTATATATGTAGAACAAGAATAAACGAGGAGAACAAATGGCACAATTAATCGACCCAACAGAAGCAATGTTCACGGCATTTGAGCCGAAGACGCAAAATAGGTTTATCATGTATATAGATGGTATTCCTGCATATTTAATTAAAAAAATCGACAGACCATCTATTACTTTTGGTGAAGTTACTCTTGATCACATTAATGTGAAAAGAAAGCTTAAAGGTAAAGGTGACTGGGGTACAATCACTTGTGATCTATATGATCCAGTAGTTCCTTCAGCAGCACAAGCTGTAATGGAATGGGTTAGACTATCTCATGAATCAGTTACTGGTCGTGATGGGTATGCAGATTTCTACAAGAAAGACATTACTTTTAATGTTTTAGGTCCAGTAGGAGATAAAGTTGAAGAGTGGACGTTGAAAGGCGCTTACGTACAGTCAACTGCAGCAGGTAGTTTAGATTGGAGTACTGATAGTGCATTAATGATGTCTATCACTCTAGCATTTGATTATGCAATCTTACAGTTCTAATATATTAATTAACATATATTAAATTAAAAATAAAGGGAAAAAGTTATGAGCGAAAACACTAAAGTTACGGCTAAACAACAAGACAAAAAGAAATTTCCAACCGAATTTATCGATCTTCCAAGTCAAGGGTGGTTCTATCCAGAAAACCACCCTTTGTCTTCGGGTCAAGTAGAATTAAAATACATGACAGCAAGGGAAGAGGATATTTTAACTTCATCAAATCTTATTAAGAAGGGTATTGTAATTGATACATTAATTAATTCGTTACTAGTAACTGATGTTACATATGATGACTTATTGGTTGGTGATAAAAACGCTATTATGATTGCATCACGTATCTTAGGGTATGGTAAAGATTATGATATCGATATGACATGTCCAAAATGTCAAGAAACAAATAAGTTAACTATCGATTTAACGATGCTTGATAATAAAGAAATTAATGTAGAGAAATTTACAAAAGGTACTAACGAATTTGAATTCGAATTACCATTATCAAAGACTACAATAACCTATCAGCTTATGACAGGAGCAACTGAAAAGAAATTAGACCAAGAATTAAAAGGTTTAGCTAAATTTGTAAATAAGAAAGGTCCTGGTAAAGAACTTACAACAAGACTAAAACATCAGATTATTGCTGTAGATGGTAACAGAGAAAAGCAGGAGGTTAGGGAATTTGTTGATAATGATTTATATGCACAAGACTCCTTAGCATTACGTACAGATATGAGAAAGCAAGCACCTGATATTGCATCTGAAATGAATTTTGAGTGTGATCAATGCACACATACGGAGACCGTCGATATGCCAATCGACGTCAACTTTTTTTGGCCTGGAACCAAGTCATAGAGCATTAATCCACGAAGATGTATTTATGTTGTGCTATTATGGTAAGGGAGGTTTCACTCATAGTGAAGCATACAATATGCCCCGTTACCTACGTACATTCTACTTAAAGCAGATAGAAAAAATAGCTTTACAGAAACAGGAACAGCAAAAGAAGCACGATAATAAGCAGAGTGGTAAATCAGAAGTATTTGGACCCCCTGTGATGCCGAAAGCTAATCCGAACCAATAGACTTTCTAGGTCTCTCATACTTATATATGTTAAACTATATAAAGGGGAAAATCATGAAAACATCAAAAAAGTATATTCTTAAGGAAGGCGCATTTACATGGCTTCTTAAAACCATTTTAGGTAAACGCACTGCAACTCAAATAAAGTACTGGGCTGCTATTAAGACAGATCCGACCCTATCTAAATTATCTCGCGAATTTGAAAAATCAGCTAAAGAGTTAGAGGTTACTATGGATAAGCGTATGGCAGAGCCTGGATCAGGAGGGCAATCGGCACACTATAAAAATCTAAAAAAATTATTATCTCGTAATTCATAATACGTATTTATTATTATGGCTAAACGAGGAAATAATAACAAGAATAAGGTTACTAACAAAATTATTGGTAACCGGTTATCTAGTAAAAGCAAGTTTCAGGAACTTAACGATGATGGTAGCGTAAAGTATACTGATAAGTTTCTTGAAAACTCTCGTAGGAAGATGGAGCCAATAAATATGGCTTCGGCTCGTGGAAATGAGTTACTAGCTCAAGAAGAAAAACATGTAACTAACATCATGCATGTTAGAGGTGAGCAGTTAAAACAACTAAAAGATTTATCATATACCTATAATAATATATTCAGCACTCAACAAAAACAAACTGAAGCTGTAGAGCAACTATATGGTATACAAAACAGGTTAGCTGACAAACTTCAATTAGCAGCTAGTAGTGCACAAGAGATTGCTACTGCACAACGAGTAACACGCGATATGAGTTTAGCTGAGTTGAACACTAACCAACGTACTAAAAGCGATTTATCATCAATAAATCGTTTAAAAATGAGTGCACTTGATAGTGCTCAGAAATTAACGTTGTATAATAAACAGAATATTCCTTACTTTAATAAAATAAATAAAATGCAAGCTGAGATAGCAGTATTAACTGAAAAAGTAGGTAACAATGTTGGTACAGAAAATGCTTATCGGTTAGAAACTCTCAAGACTATGGTAGATCAGTACAAATCTCTAGGTAAGCTTGAAAAAAGAAATACACGTACATCAGAGATACAAGATAGCATAAATGATTTAATGACTATGCAAGGCACTGCAGCTGGTCGTATATTTAAAAAGCTAAAAGATATAGTTACTAATCCGTTATTAATATTTACAGGTTTATTAGCATTAGGTGTATCACGCTTTGAAACTATGCGTCAGCGTGGTAATCAGTTAGCTGAAGAGGTAGATCGTGTAAATAAAAAGCTAGCGGGAGCTGGACCATACCAAGAAGCAATAATTAGACGTGCTAAAACAATTAACTTAACCTTTAGAGCAGCAGGTGAAGGGTTTTCTAGTAGTTTAGAAGGAGCTGTTGATGCAGTTCAATCATTAGAAAAGCAGTTAGGTATGATAGGTTCAGTTAGTAGTAACTTAGTTAAACTTATGTCCACTATTAAATTAAGTATAAATTTATCAGATGAGCAAGCAGCAAAGGTTATAGATACATACTTAACTGTAGGTGACCATTCTGAAAAAGCAGCAGAGAACTCAGCTAATATGCTATACTCTCTGTCTGAGCAAGCAGGTTTAAACCCAGCAGAAACGTTTAAGGAGATAGCAAACGCTACTGGTGAATCGTTAGCATTTATTAAGGGCGGAACAGCAGAACTTAATAACACAGTAATTGCAGCTAAAAAATTAGGATTAAGTTTAGAGGATGTAGCTACAATTTCTAGAGGGTTATTAGACTTTGAAAGTTCAATTGAAGCTGAAATGGAAGCCCGTATGCTTACTGGTATGAATATCAACTTTAATAAAGCTCGAGCGTTTGCAATGAACAAAGAAGGAGCAAAAGCTGCTAAAGAGGTAATGCGACAAGTTGGTGGATTAGAACGATTTCAGAGTATGAATATATTCCAGCAAGAAGCAGTTGCGAAAGCTACCGGTCTTTCTGTAGATGAGTTATTAAAGACAAATGTACAACGTGAGCGCCAAAAACAAATAGCAAAAGATAAACAGCAGATACATGAAGATACTGCAAAAATGCTACCAATAGTAACTAATGTTATGGGTAAATTAGAGACGGGTATGAGTGCAATTGATAAAATAGCTACTATACTAGGTGATATTGTTCTTAATGTATTTGGCGTGGATTTTGCACAAGCAGAAAAACTTATACTCTCATTTGTTAAATCTGATACCTTTCAAACAGGATTAAAAAATGTTTTATTCTTTATGAAAGGTGTAATAGAAGGTATTATAGATGCTGTTTCAACCGTTTGGGATTTCCTAAAAAAATTACCCTGGTTAGGTGATCTTGTAAAGAATATGGGATCAATGGATATGTCAGGAGGATTTGGAGGTGCTCAAAAAAGTGGAAAAACTGTAGGTAAAGCTGTAGCGTACGGGTATATAGCTAAAAAGGTATTAGGATTAACACCGTTCACAGCAATGTGGGTACGGTCCGCAGCAGGAGCTTTCGCTGGGTTAGGATCTTCTATAGCTGACGGTATAAAAGGGTTATTCGGGTATGGTGGTCAAGCTTCAGCAGGAGCAGGGGGGTTAGCAGGAGGTGCAACAACAGCTGGATGGCTTGCAGCTGGAGCATTTATTGCAAAAGGTGTATATGATGTTGCAACTCTGAGTGGTCGAAATACTAGAAGTGAAAAAGCTGGAGCAATAGGTGGAGCTGTTGGTGCAATCGGAGGAGCTAAAATTGGAGCAGCTGTAGGTACAGCTATATTTCCTGGTGTCGGGACAGCTATTGGAGCAGGAATTGGAGCAGCAGCAGGATACTTCAGTGGTCAAGCAGTTAAGCATTGGTCTATATTTCAAGATGATTTAGATAAATCACGTATTAAATTAGCTGATAGTGAGATGAGGATTGGATTAGAAGCAACTAAGCAAAACAATAAATTACAAATGGATGTAGTAGTAGCTCAAAACAAAGTGAGATCATCGTTTGTTCAGTTCGGACTAACTACAGATGGAGCATCTAAAAATGAAATACACAGCTTTGCTGATGCTATGTTGAGTGCCGGTAATATTACGAAAAAAACTCACAAGGATGCTATATCAGGGTCAATGTCAGCTGTAGAGTTACTTGAGAGCGCTGCAGCAGGAGCAGCAGGTAACCTAACACGGGAGCAGGAAGCACGAAAAGTGTGGGTTGAAAATCAAATGAAAACAGATGATATTAATCGGTATAATAGGTTACAATATAATAAAGAGTTATACACTACTATTGAAAGCTTAAGTAATGATATGATTGATAATCAAATAACTGAATCTGGTATGGATAAACGAGGTAAAATTGATTATTTATTAAATCCACTCCGTACAGAGCATGATAGGGAGGTTATAGCTAGGGAAATGTTTAGGTTGTATAAAGGAACTGTTCCGATGCAGAAGATAAAATCTGCAGTAGAGCGTGCAACGCAAGGGGTAGATTTTTATGTTACTAAAACGGATGCAGTTGAATCAGGATTAGAAGCTTTAAGAGATCAACTACTTCAAGATGTAGAATTATTAATTGATGATGATACACGATTATATAATATCAAAAAAACAAAGTTGATGCAAAAATCAGCTGATATGGAATACGATCCTATTACAAAAGGGTTAATAGTAACACCAAAAGCTCTCCCTGGTACTGCAAAAGCAAAAGGGGGTATACTTGCGCAAGGTGGTCTACTTAACCCTGTAAGCACTCCTTCCAAATATGCAAGTCGTAAGTTTAACAAAGGCGGACTCACAGGTGGTGAATGGATGGGTAATAAGCTCGATAGTGAAGGATTAGTAACCAATTTAACTAAAGGTGGAAATAGAATTTCCTTTCCAGGAACTATTAGACAACAAGATTGGATTAATGAACAAATAGACTCTGGTAAATGGGGATATGA